GGAAAAGTATTATATCCGAAAGGAATATACAGAGGTAAGCGAACTGCACAAAGGAAGTGAGCAGCCAGTTATCATACAGCAAGTACCGCAGCAGACAGAACCAGCAGCGGGAGAAGAGCCGCAGAACGGACAGGAAGAGAAAGAGGGTGTAAATAATGCCAGTTAAGAAAGAGCGGGAATATAGAACGCTGGTAGCGCCTCTGGCTGCGCAGAGTTCTGGCGAAAAGCGCTTACAGTCGGAGTGCTACGTAGAGGGCTACGCTACTACATTTAATGCGCCATACCTTTTATATGAGTTTGAGGACGGCACAAAGATTTACGAAAGAATAGACGCACACGCATTAGACAGCGCAGACATGAGTGACGTTATCATGCAGTACGACCATGAGGGCAGAGTATTTGCCAGACAGTCAAATAATACGCTGATTTTAGAGCCGGACGTAAAGGGGCTTTTCGTGGCAGCAGACTTAAGCCGGACAGACTTAGCCCGTGGGCTGTATCAAGACATAAGCGCAGGAATGATTACTAAAATGTCATGGGCGTTTACAGTGGCAGAGGAAAGCTACGACAGAGAAACACATACAAGAACAATTTTGAAAATCAAAAAGGTTTATGATGTATCAGCCGTGAGTATTCCGGCAAATAACGATACTGAAATAAGCGCCCGTGCTTTTGCGAGTAGGAGTTATGAGCGGGAGCGGCAGGAGTTGCTTAAGAGGCGGGCAGCAATACTAAAGATTAAGGCGAGCTTATAAAAATCAAAACAAAAAAGGAGAACACAGACTATGAGATTAAAGGAAATTGAGGCAAGATTAGCCGAAATCAAAGAAGAGCTTAACACCAGAGCGGCAGAGCTTACGGACGAGGAAATTACAAAACTGGAAACAGAGGTAACAGACTTACAGGAAGAGCGTACCGCTTTACTGACAGCGGCAGAGAAACGTAAAAAGCTGCTTGAAAGAATTGCAGCAGGAGAGCCGACAGGTGGAGCGGGAGCAGATACCACGCTGCTTAGAAATTTCAAGGGAGCAGGCGGCGCAGGAGCAGGAGAACCAGAGGACAAATACGACACTACGGCATACAGAAAAGCGTTTATGAATTATGTATGCAGAGGCGTTGCTATTCCGGCAGAGTACAGAGCAGCTGAAACCACCACCACAGCAGACAGCGGCGCTGTAATTCCGACAACTATTATGAATGAAATTATCAAGAAACTGGAAAGCTACGGCAGCATTTATGCAAAGGTGCGTAAGATTAACGTACAGGGCGGCGTTTCCATTCCGATTGCAGACTTAAAGCCTACTGCACACTGGATTACAGAGGCAAAGAGCAGCGACGACCAGAAAGCATCTGCTAAAAATTCCGTAACTTTCAATTATTACGGTTTGGAGTGCAAAATTTCCCAGAGCATTTTAGCGAATGTAGTAACGCTGAAAATGTTTACTGATTTGTTTGTACCTATGGCAACAGAGGCAATGGTAAAGGCTATTGAAATTGCCATTTTCAACGGTACAGGCGAGGGGCAGCCGCTGGGCGTTCTGAAAGACAGCAGGGTAACAGCTGTAATTACTCTGACACCGGAAGAGTACGCAAGCTGGAACGGCTGGCATAAGGTAAAAGGCAAAATGAAAAAGGCGTACAGAAACGGCAGCTTTGTTATGAACCAGTCCACTTTTGATACTGGCATTGACGGTATGGAAGATAAGAACGGGCAGCCTATTGGACGCACAAACTACGGCGTAAACGGAGAGGAAACATACCGTTTCATGGGTAAGAATGTGGAAACTGTAGAGGACGACGTTTTACCGAGTTGGGACGACGCAAACGAGGGCGACGTAATCGCAGTATTTATGAATTTCTCTGATTACGTTATCAATACCAACATGGAAATGCAGGTAGTGAAGTGGACAGACCACGACAACAACAAGATTAAGAATAAGTGCTTAATGGTAGTGGACGGCAAAGTAGCTGACGCTGCGGGCATTATCTTAGTTAAAAAGGGCGTAACAGCAGTGTAAGAAAGCGAGGTAGAGCATGAAAGGATACTTAGACGCAAAAGAGCTGGAAAGCTATAAGAAAGAGGATTTGCAGGAGCTGGCAAAGCAACTGGGCGTAGATGCAGAGGGAACAAAGAAAGAAATTGCTGCACGCTGCGCAGCCGTCGAGGTAGATATACCAGACAACAGCGAGCTTACGGAAGAGGACAAAAAAGTAGCAGCCGAGGCAGCGGCAGAGGCAGCAGCTAAAGCCGAAGAGGAAAAGGCAGCGGCAGAGGCAGCAGCCAAAGCCGAAGAGGAAAAGGCAGCGGTAGAGGCAGCAGCCAAAGCCGAAGAGGAAAAGGCAGCGGCAGAGGCAGCAGCTAAAGCCGAAGAGGAAAAGAAAGCAGCAGGGCTGGTAAAAGTAAAAGCACAGCGTCGTTTCCTTGACAAGGAATTAAACCAGATTAAGGATACTGGGGACGAATACGCAGTAAGCAGAGAACGTGCAGCAGTTCTGGAAGAGGCAGGCGTAGCAGCAGTAATAGAAGAGTGAGAAAGAGGGTGCAGGCTATGGCAGCAGATACCACAACATTAACCGAGAAAATGCGGGCGGCGCTGCGCATCAGCAGCACCAGTGAGAAAATTACAGAGGAAATAAACGACTGTATAGCCGCCTGCAAAGCTGATATGAAAAACGACGGCGTAAAAGTGATAAAAGAGACAGACGGGTTGATTATCAGAGCAATTACACTGTATTGCAAGGCAGAGTTTGGTTTTAACAATGCTGCGGAACAATTTAGAAAGTCATACGACGCACTTAAAATGCGCTTATCTTTATCAGCAGAATACAACACAGCGCCGCAAGTGTCCGAAACGGACACCAACAGCACAGAAAGTGGGGTGTAAAGCGGTGGAGTGGCTGGACGAATTAACACTTATTGCAGAAACAACAGCAGAAAACAGGGTAAATAAAAACGGCTTTGCAGTAAAGCCGGAAGAAAGCACCCGCACTGTATTCTGTAACAAAAAATCAGTAGGGTACAGTGAATATTTTAAGAGCCAGCAGACAGGAAAACTGGTAGAGGCAAAGTACGAGGTACACAAGGCAGATTATGGCGGCGAGGACGTAGTAGAAGTAAACGGGCGGCGCTATTTTGTACTTAAGACCTACGATACAGGAACAGACACCATAGAGCTTACGCTTACAGATTTACGCCACAGAAACGAGGTGTAAGCATGGGAGAGTTTAACACAGTCGGGCTGGAAGATATTATAGACGCTTTCAGCCGGAGAGAGGCGGCTACAGTTGAGGCAGTCCCCAAAATGCTTAAAGCTGGTGCTGATGTGCTGATAGAGGCACAGAGAGCAGAGGCACAGGCAATGGGACTGAATGAAACGGGCGGTTTTATCAATTCCATAAAAGCTACGGACGTAAAGGGCGACGATACGGAGAAATACGTAGAGATATACCCACAGGGACGGGCAAAGCATGGAAACGACAGAAAAGGAGATAAAAGCAAGGTGCGCTATGCAACAATCGGCTTTGTGGCAGAGTACGGCACAAGTAGCCACGCTGCACGCCCTTATATGACAGTGGCAAACGAAAAGGCGCACGAAAAGGTAGTAGAGGCACAGCGCAGTATATGGGAGAGTGAAACAGGCGAATGAGTATACAGGAGATTTTAGAAAGCGCAGGGTTGCCAGCCCAGAGAGGCGTTTACACTGGACGGGATAAGCCAGACGCATATTATACGTTTCTGCGGCTGCTGGGTACGCCTGCGGTAAATGCAGACGACGAAGAGAAAGAGCGCAGGGAAATGTATAGAGTTACGCTTTTCCATAAGGGCGATTTTGAGGCGCAGCTTGATAAGACAAAAGAGGTATTGAAAGCAGCAGGCGTTTATATCAACAGCATAGACGCAGAAAGCTACGAAACAGAAACGGGGTACTGGTTAGTGCCTATCACAGTCGAGATTTTGAAAGAGGAGTGATTAAACAATGACACTGGGACTGAAAGATTTATATTACGCCGTATGCACAGAGGCAGACGGAGCAGAGAGCTACGGGACACCTAAGAAAATGGCAGAGGCAATGAGCGCTGATTTATCCGTAAAGACAGCAGACGGCAGCTTGTATGCAGACGACACATTAAGCGAGAGCGTCACGGAGTTTGCAAGCGGAACGCTTAAGCTGGGAATTAAAGACCTTACGCCGGAAGTGCTGGCAGAGCTGCTGGGGCAGGCAGTAGATAAGAACAGCGTAGTATGGGCGGGAAAAGAGGACGAGCCGCCGTATGTTGCTGTAGGGTTCAGAGCTAAGAAAACGGGTGGTAAATACCGTTACGTATGGCTGCTTAAAGCAAAATTTAAAGTACCGTCTGAAAAGTACGAAACAAAGGGCGAGAGTATCAAGTTTAACACGCCGGACATTGAGGCATCTTTTACAACAAGAAAGAAAGATAACTTGTGGAAAGCAGACTTTGTGGGAACAGAGGAAAGCGCAGCGGCTAAAACGTGGTTTACAGCAGTGCCGGAAAAGGCAGCAGCAATGGAAAGTGTATAAATAGGTAATTGCGAAACAAGTCCGCAATCCTGACTGAAAACAGGCGAAGGCTCCTGTCATGCAGGATTCTTGGGATAG